GAGGAGAAATCCTCTCTCGGTAAGATAGCCTTATCGGCTAGCCTAACGATGTGTGGCTCAATTGCCTTTACTCAATAGAGTCCTGCATCATAGGGTTAGTCCCCACGCGCCATTTAGACGCGGCATCGGCTTGGTGAGAAAGTTTATCTCGAAAGGGAAACTGCTTACTATAGGCCGTACCGTGGTAGGTCGCTAATCGGTAGACCACTGGAGGACAAGAATTCACGCTCAATCTAGAGCTGAGGGGTTGATCTTTAGTGACTCTATAAGGTTAGTGAAACCTAAGGAGTACGACTTCCGCCTTCTAAGGCTGCCTGCGGCCCTCATAGGATGAATTTCCTATGCGGAAACCGGGGTTAATCGTTAAAAAATATAACTAATAACCATGACACAATCTCGAAAACAAACGAACAGCATTTTATTTTCAGCTGATCGGCTGCAATCCCGATTGCGACAGGTCGTTAGGTCGATTAATGGCATGATCCAAGGAAACTTGGGTCGCCCTCTACTTAAGGTATTACTTTATTTACCTTCGGTATTGGGTATTAAGTCTACGATCTACGTGGTAAAAGTTCTTCTAGTATACGCTAAGGCGGTACATTCCTTATGGATTGCAAGTGGGATGCGCTTTGTGGTAATCTACCTCAAGGCATGTCATACACTTCTTCAGCAGGCGTGTGCCGGCCAGAAGCTTTCCGATACGGGCTCGTTAGGAGCTCGTGTCCGGCGGACGAGAGGAGGAGGTTTACCTACTCTCATTCCAGTAACGCATCGCAAGGAGATAAGTAAAGGTAACAAGATGATAATACGTCTCTGGTTATCTCTCTTCTCGATATATCGAGTAATCGATATCCCGGGACGCGTTAATCTGGGAACGATTATAGCTCCTTATTCAGGAGAGACGGTGATCCTAACAGAGTTTAGCAACTTTGTGGGAAAATTTTATCTTTTGGTTAAGGAACTGTTTTCGGTTTCTGGGTCAATTACTGATGCTCTTTACGATGGCGCTTTAGAGTTTATGAAGGGACTTCGAGCGAAGCCCTTCCTAATCACTGCAGCCAGTCCCGTTTTATCGGGAAAGGCTGTTAAGTGGCTCTCTACCTCACCGGTCGCGATTTTATTAAGCGTCCGGGTGTGGAACGACGAGCATAATCAACCTCTGAGAAGACTCTTGGAGAATTGGTGTGCTATGACGGGAAACATCTGGATGCTGAATCGTATGGAACTATGGGCGAAAGGCCCTAGAGACGTGCGAGATAAGAAGACGACGGTCACAGCCTCTGGTGAGTTAATCACCGGAGGAGTCGACCTTGTGGATTGGCTTCCACAGGTGGGCAAGAAGGTAGGGAGTACTTGGCAGCACTTCCTAGGTAAGCTGGGATTCAAGAAAGAAGCCGCCGGGAAAGTTAGAGTTTTCGCTATGGTTGATTGCTTTACGCAATGGGTAATGGACCCGTTGCACCAAGCTATCTTCCAGCTCTTGCGGGTTATCCCGCAGGACGGTACTCACGATCAGGGAAAACCACTTGATCGTTTGATTGAGCGTCAGAGGGAATTGAGAGTCAAGAATCGACCACCTGGTGATACCCATAAGGGGAAATCATCTGGTCGTGCACTGTCTCGAGAGACTTTCGGATTGTTCTCTTTCGATTTGTCGTCCGCGACGGATCGTTTGCCGCTGGTCTTCCAGAAAATGCTCCTTTCGCCTATTTTAGGGGCGTGGGGAGCAGAAGTATGGGGATCCCTATTAGTTGCCCGGGACTACCTTTATACCCGAAAAGATGAATTCGGACTTAAGGATGGTACTGTTCATTACAGAACAGGTCAACCAATGGGGGCCCTATCTTCCTGGGCCATGTTAGCGTTAACTCACCATTGCATAGTGCAGTGGGCCTGGTATCGGGTGTGCAAGAAGGGCTTCGGAATATGGACTTGGTACCGAGACTACGCCGTCCTTGGGGATGACGTAGTAATCTTGGGACGCCAAGTAGCCAAGGAGTATGTTAAGTTGATGACCGCATTAGGCGTTCAGATATCGATGCATAAATCCTTGGTTTCTACGACCGGGTTGGGACTCGAGTTCGCCAAGCGGACTTACCTTAGAGGTGAGGACGTAAGTGCGGTACCTCTTCCAGAGCTCCTCGTAGCAAGGCAAAACATGCCTGCTCTGATGGAACTTTGTCGGAAGTATAAAATGACTTTAGGACAGTATTTGTCTTTCTTAAAGTTTGGTTATCGAGCCAAGGGGGGAGCGACAGCTCACCTTTGGAGAATCTCAAAACGGTTGAGAAACTACTTGGTTGCTTTCTACTCTCCATCCATGCCCGCCAGCCCTGGACTGGTTCAATGGTTATCTATGCGCACAATAGGTAGCTATTACAAGTCTAGTAAGGCGAAAATGGATGCACTTCTCAACCAATTGATCGCGAATGAGCGAAAAGCTCTTCTCGAGATATTGGATAGACTGGCTCCGCTCGTTTCGGAAGCGAAGCGATTAGGGACAGTTTATAGAGATCGCGAGCATTACGGTACGGCGTCTAGAGGTATCGACCGGACATATTATCATCCTTCAATGTCAATCATTGTCCCTCAGGACGTGGTTGACTCGTTGAATGAGACTGTGTACCGAGAGGCATTTCTGGATACCGTAGCGGATGCAAGAGATTTGAGAGCCAAGGTGGAAGAGCTAGAGGTGGTTGAGATAACCACTCTCGAAGGTCTTTGGGACGATCTCGCAAAATTGCGAGAGAATCTCGGTGCGCTACCTTTGCCTCGGTCGTTGCACATCGCTGCAGGAATTAAACCTGTAAGTGCGGTGAGCTTTGATTTGGGGCGTTGGAATGCGTATTCACGCATATTCCGCTCCACTAAGTCTAGTGTATCTAGCTAGAAGGTTAAGCCTGGAAGAGGCTTGTGACGTGGTCAGGTGAGATTGAATCCTAGGATTCAAGTCCTTGTCGCCAGGACGGCATTACTGGGATATACCTTCTCGCTCTTGAGAAGGTGCCAGCAAGCCATCGTAGGCTAAGGCTCTCAAGATGGATACCTGGAACCAAACTATCTGTCATGCACTTGTGGCACGGCTGAGGTTTGAGTCCGAAGGTTCTGTCGACCCTGATATGCGTCAGCCTTGTAGGGGTAGGTAAGACGGACGGAATGTCCGTTTTTTTTGCCTATTCTAACTTAACTTATCGTAGTTTTAAATGATAAGGCTAAGCCATGAACCTATTAATACGGGGATTGGGGACTTAGCTCGAATATTTTCGAACCTGCATCTGAGCATCGCTCGGAC